CATGCTAACATCACGACTACCATCAGCCGAAACCATCGCCAGATATTCACGCATCGCCCCACCAAACAAGGTCGAGGTTGCGCGCGCCACCAACTCAGCTTACGATCATGCCAGATATTTGGATCGCAAGGCGCGCAACAAAGCCAAAGGACTCGGCGCAGGCGGAAAGCCGTTAGTTCAAGCACGCCACACATGGCCCGAACTAAAGGGGCTGATTGGCAAGGAATACAAGCAGGCTTACGACAAACTAAACCAATGAAAGGGCACTACCAAATCTGCGTTAAGCAGCTTGCAAGCGATTTGGGAAGGCATGTCAATTACGTCTATGCGATGCATTCCCACGGTTTTGATGGAAAAACTGTTCCAGCGGCCTTAGAGTGGGTCAGACGAAACGGTTTCGTCGTCGTTCGCGGCAAAGCAAGATTGAAAACAATCATCAAATGAGTCTCAACGGCTACAAAGATACCAAGGGTAAAGGCTTCCAAAAAGGCAAGTCGGGGAATCCTGGCGGCAGGCCGAAAGGTCTGGCGACGATGATCCGCGAGCAAACCAAGGACGGTTTCATGATAGTCGAGAAGATGCTCGGAGTTATCAACGGCACGCTTGAGATTGACGGGAAGCAGCCACAGCATCAGCACGTCATTGCGGCGGCTGAATACCTCACGAACCGAGGATGGGGTAAAGCTGTGGATACTGTCATTTTAGCAAACGACCCGAACGCGCCCGATCCGCGTGTAGTGGCTGCGGCTCGAATACTGGCTCAAGAACAATGGACGAAGCTCAACAGGCAGTAAACCTCGCAAGGCCGGACTTGTACGCCACGCACCGGCTTGGAATGAACCTCCATCCGACGCAAGCCGCTGTGCTGCGTGACATATTCACGCCGAGCAGCCGGGTTTCGTTCCGGTGCGGCAACGAGGTGGGCAAAACCTCAGTCATTGCGACTGCGGCGATCCTTTACGGCATCGAGATAGCCAACTGTCAGGTCGTCAGCACGTCGGGAAGTTGGCGTCAGATCACCGAGCAGCTTATCCCAAACCTTAAACGCAAGTCGCATCTGTTCCCAGATTGGCAATTCAACTCGGATTCAATCAATGTTGGAGGAATCAATCGCTATGTCGGACTCTCAACGACAAGCGAGGCGACGTTTCAAGGCTACCACAGTGCGCCAGGCATCCCGCTTTTGATGATCGTGGACGAGGCGGCCGCCGTTCCTCAGACCATTTTCAACGCGGCGGAAGAGCGTTGTAACCCTGAGTTCCTACTCGTTATGGGATCGCCGCTCGATCCTGCGGGCACGTTCTACGACATGGAAACGAAAGCCTCCAAGTTTTACCGACACCATAAACTTAGTCAACCTGAGTGCGTAAAGGAAAGCGGTTGGTGGCTGGATCAGCAGACGATTGATAGGAAGATTGAGAAATACGGGCGCGACCATCCTCTTATACTTTCATCGGTGTTTGCAGAGTTCGCCAGCGTGGTCGAGAACGCGCTCTTGAGCCTGCGAGACTTCGAACAATGCTTAGATACCCCACCAAAGGCGGACACATCTATTGGTGGGCGACATGCTTTCGTGGACGTGGCAGGCGGTGGAGACAGGACAGTGTTCGCAGTTCGACATGGCAACCGTGTGTGGATCGAAAAGCGTTGGCGCGATCCGTCAGAGATGGCGACCATCGGCGTTATCATCGCGCTTATCAAGAAGCTGAACCGCGAGATAGGGTTGGAAGTCGAGGAAGTCAGCATAGACGCAGGTGGGGCAGGCAAACCGATGGCAGACCGATTACGCGAACTAGGATACGACTTAAACCGCTTCTTTGGTCAATCTGCGCCAAGATTCGACGACGAGTATGCAAACGCCGTAGCGGAAGCCTGGGGAAGCGGAGCAGCGCGAATACGCAAGGCGGACATCATCATTCCGAACGACGAGGATTTCAGGATGCAAGTGTTGACTCGGACACTAAAACGGCAATCGGCTGGCAAGTTCCTGCTTGAAAGCAAGGAGGACATGGCGAAACGTGGGCTGCCGTCACCGGACGAAGCTGACGCAATCTTTGGATGTATGATGACTGCGCCGATGGCGCGAAGCGTTCAGTTCGGTCAAAGCAAGGGCGCAAACTGGCGGGAGATGATGGAAGAAGCGAACACAGGGGCAACACCGACGTTTTTTCAATGAGAATCAAGCACTCAGAAACAGGCAGAATAATTTCGGCGTATGTGCGACAAGGAGATTCAATCCGTGGATTGCTTGTAGCAAAACCGGATAACTCCACAAGAGCAGAAACGAGACGGCTTAAAGCATCGGCAATCAAAGAAGTGCGAGGGTGGGGAAAATAGTTCTTGATGTAAGACAGTTCATGTCCTACCTGTTAGCGTAGGTGAAGGAACTATTTGAGTCCGCACACAGCATTTTGACCGGGCGCAGTGTTTGGGAGAACAAGCAACGGTTGTTCTACCAGATGCGGCACGATGGTATCCGGCGTTCCAAGAAACCTTTCCCTCAAGCTTCCGATGGGCATTATCCACAGATAGACATGGCGATCCGAAAGGCGAAACCTTTCTGGATGGGCCAAGTGACGAGCGGGGACAAGTTGGCAGTGTTCACTAGCCTAAAGCCGAACGACATGGCGGCTTTCTCAGATTCAGCGGCGGACTACTTCGACTTCATCCTGACCCAAAAGACTCAATTCCTTCGCAAGCTGCGCGTGGCGGTGGATGAAATGCTATTACGCGGGCGTGGCATCATCAAAGTGACGGTCAATCCTTTGGATGACTATTCCATCCAGGTCGAGGCGATCAATCCACTGTTCCTGATCATGCCGCAGATGGCGGACGACTTTCAAGATGCTGACGAATGGGTTCATGTGAAGCACATGACAGTGGCTGCATACAAGCGACTGGATGCTCGGTATGACACGACATCGGAAACCGTCGCGCGAATACGCGGAAGCGAAAACTTCGAGAATTTCAGCACGATCACAGAGGACAAGCGGACGCGCGAAGGCATTACGCACACATCCAACCCGGACAACATCATCATTTGGGAGCATTGGCAGAAGTCCCAAGGCGGATGGACGATCCACACATACAGCCCGCACGCTCCTGAATTGCCATTGCGGAAGCCTCACGGGAATCCTTTCAAGGTATCTGGCAAATCATCTTGCCCGTTTTTCTCGTTCCCAATGGAGGTAAAAGACGAGGGTTGGTATTCCCCTCGCGGCCTGGGCGAACTGCTTGCGCCGGTGGAACAATACCTAACAAAGCTCTGGAACGAGAAGGCGGACGCGATGACGTTTGCCAACAGACCACTTTACACGGGTGACAAAGAGATTCTTAACGCGGCAAACTACCGATGGGCACCGGGAGAATACATTCCTGGCAACATCAGGGGTGTTCAACAAGGTGCGCCGCCGTTCAACTTCGACGGCGAAATCATGTTTGCTCGCGGCATTGGTGAGCAGCAGGCACAGACACCGGACTTTGGTATCACACAGGAGGGCAAAGGCGGTGGACAGGCAAGGACGGCTGCGGAGAATTATCGCATTGCGGCACTGACACAGGCCGGGACAAACGATAACGCCATCATATTCCGGGAGAAGTTAGCAGAAGTGTATCGCCACATTTGGGGCATGATCCTGCAATTTAAGCCGAAGGAGTTCACCTACTTTGCGGCGGGAGAGGTCGGCACATTGCCGGAACAAGCGTTGCATGACGCCTACCTGATTGCGCCAGATGGATCACCGGACGGCTGGAACAGGCAGCAGAGATTTCAAAAGGCGGTGTCGCTCATTCAGATGTTCACCGGCAACCCGAACGTGAACATGGAGGTTCTAACCAAAAACGCACTAGCGGCGGAAGATGGACGCCTCTCGCAATCGGCTTTCATTCCGACCAACCTCAAGGGCGCAATCGAGGCCGAGGACGAAGCGCACGAGATAGCGATTCTCAAGGAAGGTTTCCCGGCAGTGGTAACACCTGGCGAAGATCACGCGACACGCATCAAGATGTTGCTCGGTTGGTTGCAAAAGCAGGAGATGACAGGTGCGCCGCTTGATCCCATTGCCCGGCAGCGAGTGCAGGAACACTTGGCGACACACTACCAGTATTTGCAAAAGACCCAGCCACAGGCCGCGCGGCAGTTGGAGATGGCAGTTTCACAACAAGAACAACCGAACAACGTAGCGCAAATGCCAGCGGCGGGCGGGCCGCCAGTGCAAGCGCAACCTGAACAAGTAGGAATGATATGAGCAAATTCAAAACGACAATAAGCGTGGACTTCGACGCACTGATAAGTGCCGCACCGCGCGGCACACACATTCACAGCGCGACATTAAGCGACGACAAAAAAAGCGTGGTCGTTGTTTGGGACAATCCGCGCTTTGTAAGTCATGGTAGCGAAGGAATTGAGTTTCCCGTTGAAAAGCTGAAAAACGGTGAATTGCCCAATTTGGTGGTTGTGGCGGACTGGGCCCAGAACCTCAAGACCGTGAAGGTTGAGGATTCACAGCCCGAAGCGCAGCCTGAAAGCGTTGGGGTGGGGAACAAAGAAGTTGTGAGCGCGCCGATTAAGCGTAAAAAGTAATTTGTATGATTGGTGTTGTAGGCAAGGTGAAGTGGTGGCTGGTTCGCTTGTTGTGGGGCGAGCCAGCCAAACCCTTGCCCGCGTTGCCGATTCTCGTCGCGCGCGTATGGACGCCAGTCGACAAGGATATACTCATCAACTTTATGGCATCGGCTACTGGTATTTGCTTGATGCAACGGATGCGGTGCGTAGCGGGTGAGATGGCGCGTCAAGGGGCTGGCGATGTGATGCACACGGCACATAGCGCGGGGAGAACGTCAGGATTTTACGATGCGTTGGGATGGCTTGAAAGCCAGGCACGCATTGAGTTCGAAACAATTTCGGAAGCAGAAGCCGATTCTTCTGCAACATCCGCGCGGGAGCAACAGGGTGATGCTTTGCTGCGCGAACTTTATTCACCCTAACAGAGAGAACATAGCATGACTGAAATATCTGGATTAACAGGAGTCGAGGATGCCATGACCGCATTAACTGCTTTGGAGACAGAGCGGGCGGCGGTTGACACGACACCTGCCAGCGCGAACACAGATCAACGCGCGGATCAACTGGATGGATTAAGTGATGCAGAGGCTCAACTGAATCAATTAACCGACACACCAGCCACGGCAGAACCATCGGCAACCGAGGTTCAAGCGGTGGCAAAGACAGATGCAACGGTAGAAACTCAAGCCAAGACAGAGCCAGAAGCCAAGGGCAGCAAGTTTGCCAAGGATCAACAGCGGCGTGATACAACGTGGAAGGCGTTGAACGCTGACAAGGAATCCTTCACCAAAGAACGTCAAGCGTTTGAGGCAGAGCGCAACACATGGAAGGCAGAGCGCGAAGCGGCAGACGCAGACAATTCGGTGTCGCCTGAGAAGTATGAAGGCTACGCGGCGCAGATGCGTGCGCGGGCTGATCATCTCAAGGCGGAAGCCGAAAGACTGGATGCGGACGGGAAGTTCGACGAAGCGGAATCCAAGCGCGAGGACGCAAGGGACGCTGAGGCGGACATCCGCAAGGCAAACAAGGCAGCGGAAGAACTGCGGAAGAATCCACCGGCAAACGTCGTTCAGCGGAACGAGCGGATGCAGGCGGAAAAGAAAGAATGGACGCTGAAAGCAGCGCAGGACTTCCCGGAACTGGCAAAGGACGGCAGTGAGTTTCAAAAGGCGGTAGCGAACAATCTAAGCGAGATACAAGCGTATGCGCCGGGGATTCTACGCGATCCGAAAAGCATCTACTTGGTAACACGCATGACCGCGATGGAGACTGCGGCGGCTGGTGTGCCGGATATGAAGAAGAAGTTGAGCCAGACAGAGGCAAGGGTTAAGGAGTTGGAAGCCTTGGTATCGCCTGGCGCACCGAGCCAACACACACAGTTGGCGGGTGAAATTCCATTCGAACAGCGTTCCCGTGAGGAACAAATGAACGAATTGGAGCGTCTGGCTACCGGGATGCCACTTCGGTAACGCCCTTGCCATGAAAAGATCATGGCAAATACAATCGCAATTTTTAATCAAGGCGGCACACCCGCACCGGCAGACTTCGCAAATCGTCTGCAAACCTTCTTCAACAAAGACTTGTTGGAGTCGTTGCAGTTCCAATTGGTTCTTGCCACATACGGCATGAAAGCCAGCTATCCGATCCACAACGATACAATCCGGTTCTTCCGCCCTCGCAAGGCGAACACGGACGGTTTGCTTGGTTTGACTGCCGGTGAGTCTGCTGGGCCGGGACGCGCGGGGACGGCTACTACCCTGACGGAAGGCACGACCCCTACCCGCATGACAGACGTGGGCGTTGGTTATGTAGATATTCAACTCAAGCAACGCGGTCAGATCAGCAGCATGTCCGACATCGCACAGGCGATTGACTTGTTGAACATGGTCAAACTGCACAGCAAGACGCTTGGTGAAGATGCCGCGCTCGGTCTGGATGGCATTGTGCGTCAGGCGTTGATGCTTGGCTTGACCAACTCGGACACGACCTACGGTGCATTGCATCCGTTTGAACGGTACGCAGGGTTGGCAACTCCGACAGCCGACAGTTCGAACGATTACGACACCTACAAGGTGACTGCCAACGTCTCGAACAGCGCGGGCAAAATCACCCGTGCGGCGCACCTTGGTTGCGTGACGCAGTTGCGCGCGGCCAACGTGCCGACCATCGGCGGGCAATATGTTGCCATCACGCCGCCTCAAGTCATGCACGACCTGCGCCAGGACGCAACATGGTTGCTCGCGGCTCAATCGGTTGACACCAAAGACCTGTACAAACGCGGCACGATCAAGCTGGACGGCGCGGTGTTTGTCGAATCCGACAACGCCAGCATCGAGGGTGACACCTACCAGACGCAGCTTGGCACGACCGCCATCACCGGCACAAACACCCCGTCTTATTCGACGTGGTATCTCGGTCGTGATGCGTTCGGCTGCGTTGAACTGAACGACAAACGCGCTGGCAGTTCGATGATGGGTCCGAAACTCATCGTGAACGCCACGCCAGACAAGGCTGATCCGCTCAACCTCAAGACGGTGTTGGGTTGGAAAGCGTTCTTCGGTTGCAAAGCGTTGCACACGTCGGAAACATCCGATGTGCCGCACTACGTTCAGTTGCGTACCAAGTCCACGTTCTAATCGGTGACGATTGACACGGGTGCGGCGGGTAACACCGTCGCACCCCTCTGAAACCAACAACAATTTGAATTTATGAATCCGAATCTTCCAACAGGCAAAACTTTCAGTGAAGGCAGCGACATGCCGGAGATGCCACAAGACCCGATGCTTTCCATGATGGACAGCAATGAGCAATGCGTCCCGGTGGCAGCGTTGCAGCAACCAGACGATTCTGAGCAACTTGTGACGCCGGAAGTTGGCGACGCGGTAAGCTACACAGTTGAGGGCAAGGTTTCACGGATTGAGGGAGACAAGGCGTACGTGACCGTTGAGACGGCAAACGGCAAGCCGATTGCGGACGAGAAAGAGAATGAACCTAATGCAGATGATGGCTATGCCGCGTTGCAGCAGGAAGCGGAAGGAATGATGATATGAACAACAACGCGAGAAAAATACCATGTTCGGACGGGGGCGCACTGGTGGCGAGTCGAGTGATCGCAACGTCACCCTGCAAACTTTTGAGCATTATCGTGCTTAACACGGGCGCGGCTCAATACATCCAGGTGTTTGAAAGCGCGACAGTGCCAGCGGACGCAGCAATTCCCGAATTGCCTGCTGTCTATGTAGGAGCATCCTCAACCGTTCAATTTGATTTCCTTAACGGCGTGGACATGGACGCAATTTCAATCAGCAACAGCAGCACAGCAGCGACCAAAACAATCGGATCGGCAGACTGCGCGATTGTGGCAATAATCCAATAACGACAATGAAAACGAATCTTCTCAAGCGATGGTTATGGGTGATGGTATGTCTAATTCCGTGGTCGTTGCCAGCAGCATTGACAGTGTCACCGGGCGGGGGAGGTTCTGGTGGTGGTGGAATAGCTGTCAGCAATCTGACAGGACAGACTTACGCTTTTGCCACAGCTTATACTAATACTACTCCTCATTATGTCCATTTGCAACTGGATGGCACAGTAGTTAATGCAGGCGGTGCTGAAGGGTCAATTCGCACTTATGTTGATTACAACGGCAATGGCGTAGTGGAGGACGCGAATACTTATGCTATTTCTCACTCGGCTTCTATTACACATAAAGTAGTTATAAACGAAATCATCCCACCTTATGGTAAATACACGTTCACTAACGCTTCGGGAGGAGCGTCAACTGCGTCGCTAACTGCTACCACTGGCAAGTTGTTTTTCTATGCGACCAACTCCTCTAGTGGTTCTGGCGATGTAACAACAGCAATGTTAGTTAGTAGTACAAATACACTTGTTACCGGACTCGCGGCGGGGAGTGTTGTCGTCGATGGAATCCTTCCGTCGCAGTTTTTTCCGCAACGGAATCCATCTATCGGTTTCGATTCATGGCCTGTATTTACGACCGAATGGGGTGTGGCGACCGTAAACCAATACGGAACGAACAGCCAACGATGGTTGACGAACTTGATCAACCTGCTGCGAGATAATCCATCACTGCGTCGCAACGGAGCGGATACAATTTGGATCACAGATGGCTGGCAAGACACGGCGCGTGATGGAGGCGGCAACCTTACTTGGAATCCTCTTGTTTTTACGGTCGGGATGCCAACGATTATCAGCAACGCACATCAGGCCGGTTTGAAGATTTTCACATACACTTCAAGTGCGACAAACA